CTCCGGAAAATCCGTCTTCAACCGCGCCGCCACGTCATAGCGCAGGGGCGGAATGTCGCGGTTCTCCTTCGGCGACAACCCTCCAGAATCGCAATCCGCGCATGCACCGTAAAACTCGTGCACCCGGCATCCCGAACCCGTGCCGACGAAATCACACAACTCCTCGTAACTGTCCCGCCCATTAATCCCGATGCGATGCTTCACCGTCACCGGAATCGACACCGCATCACGCATCGCCTTCACACAATCGGCCACCAACTGCGGATGCCCCATCAGGCACGCACCGATCATATTGTTCTGCACCCGATCGCTCGGGCAGCCAACATTCAGATTCACCTCGTCGTAACCGTGTTCCTGCGCCATGCGCGCGCACATCGCCAGGTCCAGCGGGACGCTGCCGCCAAGTTGCAGGGCGAGCGGGTGCTCAGCTTCGTTGTGACGCAGGAAGCGGTCGTGATCGCCGTTGAGCAGCGCGCCGGTGGTGACCATTTCGGTGTAGAGGAGGGCGTGCTTGGAGAGCAGGCGCAGGAAAAAACGGCAATGGCGGTCTGTCCAATCCATCATGGGTGCAACGCTAAAGCGCCGAGACAGTGCGGGGCTTGATTCTGTTGGGCTAAGGCTCTGTTTTTGAATCATTTTACTCAACGTGTTTCCTGCGTGTTTTGGGGCGTTTTCAGGCGTTTTTTACGTCTCGGTGGTACGATGTACCACTCAAAAACTGACGCGTACCACTTTCAATATGGCGACTATCAGGGCAAGAAAACTGGCAGATGGGGCGATAAGCTACACGGCTCAGATCCGCATCAAGCGCGACGGAGTGCAAGTCTACCAAGAGAGCCAGACCTTCGCCCGAAAACAAGCCGCTCAGGCTTGGGCGCGTAAACGCGAGTCGGAGCTGGATGAACCTGGTGCGATCGAGCGGGCTAGCCGCAAGGGCGTCACCGTCAAGGAAATGATCGAGCAGTACCTGTTGGAAGTAGAGAAGGCCAGGCCGTTGGGCAAAACCAAGAAGGCCACGCTCGAAGCTATCGGCAAGATGGACATCGGCAAGCTGAACGATACTGACGTCAACACTCAGTGCCTGGTCGACTTTGCACTCTGGAGGATGAGTAAGGAGGGTGGTGGGGTTCAGCCACAAACTGCGGGCAATGACCTAGCGCACCTCGGTGCTGTTTTGGCGATTGCCAAAGATGCATGGGGTTACCAAGTCGACCCGCTAGCGATGGGCGGCGCCCGTCGAGTGCTACGGAAACTGGGCTACAACCTGAAAAGCCGCGAGCGCGACCGTCGGCCCACGTTGGACGAGCTGGGAACGGTGCTGACGCACTACCAGGCCATGCAGGCGAGGCGCCCGACCGTAATCAATATGCTGAAGGTTGTGGGCTTTGCGCTGTTTTCCACGCGTCGGCTGGATGAAATAACCCGTATTCGCTGGGCGGACGTCGACGAGCCTGGTCAGCGGGTGCTGGTGCGCGATATGAAGAACCCCGGGCAGAAGATCGGCAACGATGTTTGGTGCTACATGCCGGACGAGGCGTGGCAGATTCTCCAGACAATGCCAAAGGCCGGTGACGACATATTCCCCTACAGCCCTGAATCTATCTCCACGTCCTGGGCGAAAGCCTGCAAGTTCCTGGAGATTGCAAATCTGCACTTCCACGACCTACGCCATGAGGGTATCAGTCGCCTGTTTGAAATGGACTGGGATATTCCGCGTGTGGCGAGTGTTTCCGGCCATAGGGGATTGGAACTCGATGCGGCGATACACCCACCTGCGTGGCAAGGGCGACCGCTATTTGGGGTGGGAGTGGCACGAAAAGATATTGAGGGCGCCCGTCCAACTGGGCGCCGCATCAGTGAAGTGGCTCAACAGGCGGGTTTTAATCCGTTGAGCTGGCTGTGTTCTTTAACCGCGGCCGCGCGTTGTAAATCAAGGTAAGCGGCTAGGTCGGTGAGGTGGATACCCTTGGCCGACTTCTGGCTCGGCTCCATTCGGGTGATCGGCAGCTTGATCTGACCACTCATCACCTTGCGCTGGAACATATCCGGCGTCAGGTGCGTGAAGTAATCCCGGCACACCAGCTCTAGCGAGATGATCGCCTGGCCGTCGTATTGGGCCATAAGAATGAAGGCTGTATTCATAGTTAGACTCTCGGACGGCCTTTGAAGGCAAGCCAAATGTAGTGGCGACCTTTGGCGGTAACCTTAATTTGTCCCGACTGCTTGTTCCAGCAGATCAAACGTAGCTCTTGCAGGATGGTGGTCAGCGTGTGCCCTTGGTGCCAGCCGGCCAGTGCCTTGATGCACCCCTGGGCCAGCAGCCCACGGTAGTCGTCGTGGCCGAAGTTGGTGCCCTGGAATTCCACCTGCATCTGTTCATCGGTCACAAGGTCGGTTATGGCGTTTATGGCTGGGTCTCGACGGTAGCACTTATGCGTCATTCCCATCCCTCTCTGCTGGCTTGATGGCGTCAATGCGATCCCAGATTCGTTTACCGCCCTCATCACAGCTTTCGCGGTTGGGCCCCAGCCAGGTGCGCCATATCTCCAACAGCTCTTCCGATGCGGTCAGAAGCTGTTGCAGCGTGTCCGAATGCTCAGTCCCCCGATCAAGTGCGCGCTCATCAACTCCCGCTTTGCGCTCAATCTCTACTTGCACGTTCGCAGGGATCTCCTCTGCATCCCAGCCATGGACCCGCCGTTGATTCATCAGGTCTAAGGCATTTTGCGCTCGCACAGCGATGAAGGTTGGGTATGAAGAAGTCGCCAGCGGCCAGGTCTTTGACGAATTCTTCCAGGGCGTCCATGGCCGCCAGTTCATGGCCGCGACTCCAAGATACGACCTCACCACCATCTACAACTTTCGGGACAACCGATCCTTCGGCACCACGGACAACTAGGGTGTCATAGCGCGGAACAGCAGCCTCAGTGGTGCTGTTTTGGGTTTGATTCACTTGCATGGTGCTTCTCCTTCTAGGTGGCAGGTGTTGCTGCGCCTGATGGGTATCGTTGTCGAATTCGTCAGACGTTGAAGTGCCAGCACTTCACGATGGGTTGTTTGGTGATGACGGCGTTGCTGCTCTTGGCCTGATGGGCCCGGACCGCGCTATCCGTCGCTTTGTTGGTGTCGATCAGCTTCCGCGAACGGGAGTCTTTCAGGCGCTCGCGCAGCTCGCTGACGTCGGCAATCTTCTGGCGATGCTCGGCCGCGCACTTCACAAAATCGTTTAGGTTGATAGCGATGACGTTGTCTTTCTTGCTGTGGTTGACCACCGGGCCGTCAGCGTCGAGGCCTTCCAGGTATTCGTACACTTCCCAAAATTCAGCTACCACCGGGTGGTCAGAGCTGATCGATGACTGGCGTTCGATTGCCATGCGAATGATCTGCGTGCGGGTGTGGCTAATCTGCGGGCTCGGTGAGTGGAGCTACCGTGCGTAGGCAGTCGAGCAGGGCGAGCAGTTGGGCGTGGTTCTTGTTGATCCGCTCCACACGGATGTACCCGCGTAGCTTGTTGCCGCAGTGCCGACAATCGGTTTGCTCGTCCTGAAACGGGGTCTCGCAGGCGAAGCAATGTGAATGCAGGTTGCGCAACTTCGCCTCGTAGCCAGGGATGCGCTGGGCGAACAACTCCAGCACCTCCAGCTCCTTGCGCACGGCCTGCAGCACAAAGTTGCTGAGTGTCGAGCCTTCCAATGCGTTGAGGCGATCAGCCGCCGCACGGCTCTCAGGCGTCACGTTCGGGCGCACAAAATGCAGTTTCACAATCCGGGTCATGATCGCTTCAGACGCCACCACAGGGGCGTTCTGGCTGATGGCAATCGTGCCGCGAAAAGGGGGCTCGTAGGTTTCGTTGCCGGCGGTTTTAACGCCCTTGGTCGCGAGCGTGCCGCCACCGTAGTAGTCCTTGAGTTCGTCCCATTCAAAGGTCTTGGCGTGGGCCTTGTCGTCGCCGCTGCGGTCTGATTCCAGCAGCACAATGGGCATGCCGGATACCTGGCCCATCAACCGGCTGCGGCCAGCCTTAGTGGATTTGGATGGGTCGAAACCTTCGTAACCATCCCGGCCCGCCAGTTTCCAAAGCAAGGTGAGCAAGGTGGTTTTACCTGCGCCGGCTTCGCCCGTGGCTTCAAGGAAGGAATGATTGGTACCGCCCGCGGATCTGTTCGGCAAACAGTGAGCCAAACCAGAAGGTCAGCGCGACGATGCCCTGGGCGCCGAAGCACTGCCATAGAAGGCCTAGCCACTGCTGGTCGTAGGTTTTGCCGTCCTTCTCCAGATCGATCTTCACGCCCTTTTGCAGGGTTTTGAGCTTCAACTTGCCCATCTCAAAAAACTCCTCCTCGTTGATGTGGATGATCTGGCCTTCGCGGACTGCGACGTCGTTGAACACGTAGCACTGGTATTCTTTGCTGTACCCCACGTAGTCGATGGTCTGTACGGTCTTGATGCCGAAAAGCTGGTCTTTCATGAGTTTGTCCAACTGTTGCCCACTGCCGGTGAACACGGCCCCGGCGCCCATGCCGAGAAGTCTTTTTTTGAATTCGCTGGCGGCGGCGACCTGGCCACCGGTGAAGGTGTTTTTCACTGAGCCACCGTCGTGCGGGAAGTCGACGCGGAAGAAGTACCAGGACTCGTCGGTAATTTCGTTGCGCTGGAAATAAAGGGCTTTGGGATAGCAATTGGCGATTTCGACGACGCAGCCGGCCACGTTCAGCGCCTTCTCCCGGAGCTGCTTTTCGCTGAGTGTTTGGGCTTCCTGGTCGTCGCTTTTTTCCAGAGCCTGTTTGGCGCTGTTGTATTTCGCGAGGTCCAATTTCCACCAGTACAGGCGGGAGTCGAAACAGAAGTGAAACTCCTCCCGCTCCCGCCACTGGTACATGAGCAACGCCTTGTCGCTGGCACTGTCTGCGATCAGCAAGGCGCCCTGGTGACGGGCTTCCTTCAGGTCTTTGTCGATGCGATCAGCGCGGGCTTTTTCATCGTCGATAAATGCCCAGCGCTGATGCAGGTCGTTCCAGTCGACCTTGCGGGCATCTGGCTGTGAGACTTGGGCCGCGTCACAGGTGAAGCCAAGTTCGCGGGCACGCCTCACCCAAGTGCGGGTGTATTTGTGAGCGCCTGGCTCGTTGTCCAAGGCCCAGACCAACTTGGGTGTTTTACCGCCGCGAGCAGTGATGAGCGCCTTTAACGACTCCTCTGGAAAGGCGTTTGACGACAGGGCAGCAACTGCAGAGATACCGTTTTGAACGAGCGCGATGGCATCAAAAATGCCTTCAACGATCCACAGGTCGTCCACTTCCAGCAAGTCCAGGCACGGCGGGCACCACCAATGTCCTCTGTAACTCTTGAGGGGTTGGAAGCGGGCCTTCTTCTTGCCGAAGCGGGAAGGCTGATCAATCAGGCGTTCCCAATACCCACCATGTTCCAAGGGAAAGCGGACCGTTGCGGAGCCGATGTTCAGGTCGCGATCAAAATAGCTTTCCTGGGTGTACCAGCCCTCGATCAGCTCAACGCGGAAGCCCCGGGCAAACGATAGATACGCTTTTGCACTGGCGGCTGGCTCGTCACCGGTAGCCGGTGCACGCTTACTCCAGTCGTCGAACAGGTCCGGGTACAGCTCTTTGGTCGGAGCCATGTACCGGCATTTTTCCTCGCGGCCACAGCGTATGAACCAAGGCTCATCGTGGCGCGAGAACAGGCGTTTCTGGTTGCACTGCGGGCAGGTGCCCTTGCGCATGTAATGCGTGCCTGTCATGTGTTGAAGGCCGTAATCAGACTCCAGGCGCTGAAGCACGTCGGCGCGGATCTGGTGTTCCATGGGCTTGCGACTCACTGCACATACTCCGCAACAGTCACAACGAGCTGGTTTTTCAGCTCGGTGCGCGTCTTGCAGATGCCTGCCAGGTAGGGCAAGTCTTCCAGCACCTTCGGCGCACGCTGACCCATTGGCACATTCCGGTAGCGGTCGGAGTACCAAATATCAGCCATGGTGACTTCGTACTGACTGGTCAACCACAGCAGGTAGTGCTGCGCCTGCCGTTCGTTAAGCTCCAGTTTTATGGTGATTTTGCTCATTTCAGCCACCAGTAAGTTGCAGTTTCCCCTTACCCACGCGGTGCGGGCATACAGAAGTGGGGATTTGGGTTTAGTGCGGGAGGTTGTGATTTAGCAGGTGCGTGGGAAGCAAGCGTGCTGACACGGGGCGTCGTTGTTGGGTGCAGGTGTCCAGTAGCCAGATAACTGGGCGGTATGGGCCGCTGCTTGGGTAGATCCCTAGCCAGGCAATGCGATTGCAAGTCATGCTTTCAAACTCGCCGACGGCCAGTTCAGCAATGCGTTGCACCAGGTGCAGCGGTACCTCCAATGACATCGTCAGGTAACGGGTGCAGTTATCGAGCAGTTGGGTGTCACCGGCCAGGTGTTGGGAGCGGTGACGGTACAGATAAGCCACGGCAGCTTGCTGCATCGCAACGCGGTAGTCGGTGGTGGGGTTGACGGTCAAGTTGATGGCGTTCATGCGGTTGTGGCCTCCATATCCAACTGATCGAGCAGGTCGGGTTGATCGTTGTCTTTTTTCATCGCGAAGCGCCGGATAGAAACTGGCGCAACTGGCAGTTTTACGGTCGGGTTAGGCATACCGGATGGGCTCATTTCGTGGGTGATTTCAAATTGCGCACGGAAGGTTGCGCCGCAAGCCTCATTGGTGCATTGCAGGTAGGCGATCCGTAGAAAAATGTGGGTTCCTTCGCTGGTGCGGATACGCACGCTGGACCGGCAATGGGGACAGACCAGGTAGTAATTGCTCAAAGGATCGCCCCCTTGCTGTAAGAGCTGAATGGTCGCGATTACTTCGGCATAACGAGCTGACATGTAGTTGATCAGTGCGCTGATGATCGCGTCGGCTTTGTGCTTCTCGATAATCCCGTCGTCTAAGGCCTGGGACATTATTTGGTCGACCTTGCCGCGTTTGGCTGATGCCTTGAGCGAACGGCTATACAGATCGATGTTGTCCATATTTTCCGGAAGGTTGAGTGGGACAAACATGCCGCCGTACATTGAGGCGACGTAGTCGGCGAGGAAGGTCGTGCCGGCGACTTGCTCCAGACGATGAATGTGCTTGTCAGTCAGTGGGCGGCTGCCTGCGTTTTCGTAGGCCTGGTTATCAAATTTCTTGAGTGGCATCCCGAGGTCAGCAGATGCGAATAGACGGCCGCCTGGATACGCACCGATGACAGCCATCACCACGTTTTCCTACTGTCTAGAACTGGGCGTTTCATCTTCTGGTTTCTCCCTGGAGTCATCGCCCCTACAGTTATTTCATACAGCCTGTGCTGTGGTTTGCTCGGTGTTTTCTGGGAGGATTCCTGGCAATACCTCTTTGCCAATCAGCCGAGATAGGTCTTGCAGAATCTGGAACGTCAACCGGCCGCGCGGCAATGTTTTCTGGCCTGCCCATCGCTGTACCACTTGCGTCACTGTGCGCACCTCGTAGCCGTGGCTGAGGGCGAACTGACGAAAGTTGCTGCCCTGCTCGATCAGTCGAGCTTGGATCTGGCGCTTTTCTGTGGCCTGGCTCATGGTCGATGTGTTCCTAGTTGGTTAAGATGTACTCAATGCGCATAATCCTATTTACTCCATTTAAGTAAATCAAAGCGGTATTTATTCAAAAATGCATAATAAAGTCTTTTAGAACGCTGTGCTTGAACGCCTGATGACGGTCTTTGCGGTTGATAGCGATAGCGAGCTGGCCCGCAAATTGGATGTGAATCGACAAACGCTGGGTAGCTGGCGTAGTCGGCAATCCATACCTTATGCGTTATGCGTAAGCGTGAGCGAGGTAGAAGGTGTTTCTTTGGACTGGTTACTGACCGGTGAAGGATCTATGTTTCGGTGTGGTGAGGTTGAACCTTCAGAAACGCTAACCAAAAACAAACAAGAGGAAGCAATTCTTGAGCTTTTCCGCTCGCTGGGGGAGGCGGGCAAACGAGAGATACAAAGCGCTGCTGAAGAAAAGAAACGCTTAATGGATGTCGAGCAGAGCCTCAAGGATTTGAAGGAAGCCCTTTCTGCTCGTGAACGACAGGCCTAGTGACCATTGGCAGCGTCATTGATTTGGCGATAAACTTTGTATTCTGACCAAGGAAGGACAGTCTCTTAGAACTAAAAGGAGCTTCAAAATGGCAATAATTGCATGTCCTGATTGCAGTAAAAGAGATTTCTGATTCTGCACCTGCTTGTCCAAACTGTGGACGCCCATCTTCTGTGTCATCAACTCAAACTAGCGCGTCAATATTAGAAAATAAGCCTGTTAGACCAGTCGGTTTCCTACTTGGGCTTGGGATACTCTTTCTTCCGATTGTCTTTGCATGGTTCACTTTGTCTAAAGGTCGATCAGATAAATCGAAGGTTATCGCTTTTGGCTATCTTGCATTGTCGATAGTGTTTGTGTTTATGCAGGGCGGAGCGACAAAAACTTCAGCGGGTGATACTAACTCTTCGGCATTAGAGGTCGCGTCTATATCGGCGCAGAAAAAAGAGCAGATAATGCAGGTCGGCATCAAGAAAATTCTCTCTGACTACAGAGAGAATGAAGTTTCAGCTGACAATAAATATAAAAGGACGGCTTGTTCAGGTAGGCGGAACTGTTAACGATATAAAAAAGGACTTTCGTGACAGTCTATATGTGACTATTGGGACTGGCGCAGCGTTTGAAATGCCCACTGTTCAGGCTTTCTTTGATGATTCAATGAATCAGCAGTTGGCCAGCTTGCGAAAGTCGCAGAAGTTAGCAGTGGTATGTAGGGTTAAAGGCTTGATGGTTAATGTGTTAATGGAAGACTGCTTAATAAAATAGCTTTGTTTGTTTGCGGCTAATACCACCTATAAACCCGGCTAACTGCCGGGTTTTTAGTGGTTGAATCAAACTAGACTTTTTCCGCCTGTTGCCTCATCCACTCCCGATCCACAGCGCGCTTCGCCGTGTCCTTGTTGGCGTATAGCCACAGCAGCCGTCTCGGCTTGGCCTGGTCACCGGCCGTCATGGTTTTCTCTTTCCCGGTTTTATCGTCGCGGTAGTAGGCGATGATCCCGGTGTAATCCATTGTGTTCTTTTCCGCCAGGTCGTCGACGGTGTCTTCCGGCAGCTTGCTCTCGAGTTCCAGGTTCATGGTGTAGCCGCTATCCGGGCTGAGGCTGTGCTGCACATTTCCGCCATACCAGATGATTTCGTCGATTTCCGATTTCACGCCCTGGAGTGTGTAGGTCAGCTCAGGGATCAGATCGGGCCGACCGACAGCCAGCGTGTAGCTGAGGGTGGCGCTACCACGTTTCAAGCGGTTGAACTCAGCCCGGGCGGCACGCAGGGCTGATTGTTTGTCGCTGTAGGTGTGGCGCAAGTCCTTGAGGTTTTCGCCGCCACCGGC